CACGGCTGAGCGAATGTGATATCCGCTAACATTGCGCATGGCCTCATGTGCCAAAAAGTAAACCTCAAGCTCAATGGCTGGGGTAGCTCCATGTATGTATGCATTGCAACGTTCTGCTTCGGACGGCAACCGTCGGACATGTGCGCCACGAACGCTATTGAACACAATGCGTTCTGGCGGCAACGAATTCAACGATGGCCGCTCATCCAAAGGTTTGGTAGAATCGCCACCGAGCGACTTCAATGCCTTCAACTTATTAACGAATGAATAGTTGAAGGATGCTATCTCGGTTTCGGTCGCTGGCCGTTCGCTCAACGCGGGCATCTCCCGCACGGCCAGCAACACGTAGCGCTGGACGGCGCCTAAAATAGCGTCTTTGCCAGCGGCCACATCAAACCTGGGTTCATCAATGTCAAACAACCTCAGAACATTTCTGTGGTCGAACATCTCCCCAGGACGGTCATCGTGCGCAGACGAATGACCAAACCGAAAATCGCAGTGCCTAGCGAAATCATCGCCGGCTGTGTAGGGATCACCACCTGCACGCGTGTACGGGTCGAACATGGCATACCCGAATGGGTCATAGGGGCCAATGGCATCGCCGCTAGTCAACGGAAATAGCGTGCCGTATAGCCGCTCGTCAAAACAGAACGGCTTGACAATGCGGCGCACGTTAGTGGCTGCCACATTTGCCCAACAACTGACCATGCGCCTAGCGAACGTGAAATCTGCAGCGGTCGAGCAGGGAATGTCCCATAAGTTGGAACCATTCTTAAGCAAAACGCGCATTCCCTCACGCGCTATAACGACGCCCGTAATCGGGCCCGTAGGCGCAACATCACACACGGTGCAAATAGCACCAACACTCAGAAAACCACTGCTCTGCGACAAAACTATCGCATCGCGTGCATAATCGAGAACACGGAACGAGACAGGAGCAGCATTGCTAGCTACCTGCTCTGTTACCATATCTCTAATACGCCTAGCGTCCTCCAGATACAACCCGCTTGTTCGGCGCCCGAAGGCAGCACACAGGCTCTGTGGGAGGCTGAAGACGCCAAGTCCCCTGACGGACTTAACGACGTCTAACGCAAACCCGTTCGCAAACTCAACACTTACAGGGCTGAACACACCAGAGCGCAAATATGGCTGGGGTGTCCTGCTGTCTGTAGCGGATGGCGAAGGGGCATCAACCTGATCAAAATCAGGTGCGCAGCACAATGCCCGGCGCATTCTTTCGAACAAACCGGGCCTACTGCGCTCAACAATGTTCCGGGCTGCAAATGGGGCAGGCAACCCGCGATCAACTGCGTTGAATGTTGACATAGTGTCTGAAACAACTTTCCGTAGCTCAGCTACCTGGGCTTGGCGGTCGCGACGCGTCGGGGTGGTGAAACCCGACGGGCCGCGACCGCAGATGATCGTATATTTAAACATGTTGTACTGATTATTAGGGCAGAATGGCAATTTCTGGATCTTTAACGAGTGGTCTACTCGGTCCCGTAACGTATGGGTCGGCTTGTGTACAGCTTGTTTCCTGGGGATCGTTTAGACGCCAGGAGCCCGCACAACACAGATGGGGTCATCCATCTGGGCTGTGCGACCGCGTTGCCCTCGGGCCTTAGCATAGTGCCATGCAGGCTGATTCCGTGGGGCGCCAGATTTTATGTGTCCTGGTGAGCAAACACCGTATTAACGAAGTAGGCACAGGTCGGCTGTGGGAGGAATGATACCTTGATCCACACAC